TAGAAGATGTAGGTCATCCTTTATCAATTGAAATCACAGATAAATATCCAAAACTAACAAAAAATTCTAATATTAATAAAATAGATACTTTAACTTTTCAAGACCCTTTAATTAACAAAGGTGTTTTACAAAAAACAGGATATGAAAGCAAACATGATGCTTTACTTGAAACATTAAATAAACTTGTTAATAAAAAAGTAGGACCTAAAGAAATAGAGAAATTAAAATTAGTTAAAAGTCAAATGAATGCTTTACATGATAAAGTTTTGACTGATGTAAAAAAACTAACTCAAGAAAATATTTATCTTAAAGGACAAGAAAATAGAATTCCAAAAATAGATATTAAACTTCCTAAAGAAGGACAAATTTTTAAATCTGAAGATTTATTTATAGATATGTCAAAAGTTAACCCTGCTTTTAAAGTAGGCCTTGTAGATCAAATAAAACCTGATGCAAAATTTTTTAAAGATTTAAATACAGAACAAAAAGAAATTTATAAGAGAAATGTATTGGATCAAACTAAATTTAATTTAGACAAGTTTTATACAAAATCAGGTTTTCCAAAAGAACAAGTTGAAGAATTAAAAGATTCTTTAGAATTTGGAACATCATCAAAATTAGGTATAGGAACAGTTGGTACATTAGGGTTAGGATCAACAGCTGCAGCAGCAGATGAACCTGGAGTTGAGACATCAGATGATTTTCCAACAGGTAAAGTTGCAGCAGGAGCTGCGGCAGCACCACTAGCTACAAAAAAAGGAAGAAGTATTTATGGTAAAGCAGGTAAGGGATTATTAAAAATGTTATCTTCCCCAAGCGCAGCTTTAGGTTTTGGAGCGTATGAACTTGGACAAGGTAATATTAAAACAGCTGGCGCAAGTTTATTAGCACCTGAAGTTTTATCAACATTAG